CCCATATAGTTAAATAAACTATCTTTAATAGCAGTATTTTCACCAGTAAAGGTTTTCGCCATAGCATCTTCATCAGCAAAGATAGAAGCAAAGGATCTAAGTACATTATTATTCATACCTTCAAGAGAAACAGCGAATGCATAATGTCCTTCTTCTTTAGTTTGCATTAATGTTTTTGCCATTTCTTTAAGTATCTTTACATCATTACCCTCTTCTTCATCTGCATTCATTTCCTCTTCTGAGTAAGTGTTTGTCATTATTTTATCCATACCACCACTCTTCAAGGTTGTTCTATTCAATGTTTTCAACTGGGCACTATTTGAAGTAGAAGTACTGTTAGCATTAGCAAGCATAGTTGTTAAAGAAGCATTATCCATAGAACTAATATTATTAGTTAAGCTTGAAGATAAAAATGCAGTTAACCCTTCACCAGCAACATTATTAAAAATACTAGTACCAAACTCACCAATTCCATTTATAAGACCAAGTGCTAATACTGGGTATTGTGCTACTGCTGCTAACTTATCAGCTATTCTTGAAATTTTTCCAACTCCACCTTTTATACCTGTAAAAGGTTTTAATACTTTTCTTGTTTCAGAAGATATTCTATATACAGAATACTTTCCTGAACTCTCTGCTATACTTTCACCTAATGTGTATTGGAAGTTTGAAATTAAATTATCAAATTCTTCTGCTACACTTGTACTTTGTTGCAATGTATTTGTTAGTGCGTTTACTGTTTGAGCCATAGCACCACCAGAAGAAATTGCATAATTCCCGATAGAACTGGATTGTGAAGCTAATTGATGTATCGCTCTCATATCAGAAATACTCATATTAAATAAGTTAGCATATGAAGACCTTAATACATTATTATCACTGGTATTTCCTACTATCTCATCTAAATATTTAACTATAGAACTTAATAAAGTATTTGTATCATCTAAAGAAAGTCCTTGTTGAAGAACATCAGCATAGTCCATACCAACTCTATCCATAGCTAATAAGAATAATCTTTGAGTCTGTTCATTACCCGATAAAGCTTGAAGGTTACCAGAACCAAGATTATTTATGCCTTCTGCTATTTGATTAATAACATTACTACTTAATCCAGATGAGTACATAAATCCCATCCAAGTTTGAACGGTTGAATTAAATGCAGTAACATCACCTGAATAAGAAGAAGCTGCATCCATAATAGCAGAAGTTACGCTATCAAACATAGAACTTAAATATCCAGAATCATTAAATACTGAATTTAATACTTTCTTTAATTGAGTTTCAATACCAAATTGTCTGATATAATCAGATTCATTCAAACGAATTAACCTTTGAATTCCCTCATTAGTGGTATCAAAAGAAGTTAAAGTTTTATTCTTTATAGTTTCTAATATGGCAGCTGTTTCAATATCTCTAAGTAATCCAGAATTACTTATATCTGCAATCGCTGCAAGATAATCAGTTTGTTTTACCCATCTACTTGATGTTAAAAAATTATCCGCTTTCTCTGATATATCTCTGTAATTATATGCAGACTGTTCTAAGTTAGCATTTATAGCACCGTAGTAAGACTTCATCTGTTCAGCTGCTTGGTCTATATACTGTGTAAGTTGACTAGCAATTACACTAGTAACTTCTAAAATACTATCTGCTACACTTAGTATTTTACCTACAGGCCCTAACTTGCCAACAATATCTTCTAATTGGTCAGGTATAATTCCATCTTCCAGTGGATTATCTTCAGCATCAGCACTATTCTGTAAATTATCCAACCCACTATGAACTGCACTTTTAGAATCAGAATCACTTAATTTCGATCCTATAACAGCACCAGCTACAGTTCCAATAACGGCTCCATAGGGACCAAATCTTGCACCTAATCTACCCCCTGCTTTTGCAGCTGTAAAGTTTACTGCTCTATTAATACCTTCTTCTTTACTATCAAAAGCATCAAGTTTAGAACCATCAATATTAAGCCCATTTTTAAATAATGTTTTTTCAGCTGCTTGCTTTTTAGCTCTATTAGACCTTTGAGACTTTTGGGCAGACTTTAATTCACCTCTTGTTTTATCAAGTTCTTCTAGTATTGCTCTACTGCCTTCAATATCCCCATCAGATAATTTTTGTAGCTCTTCAGTAAGTTGTTTAATTTTTTCTGCTTTAGAACGTATAGTATGCTCTAGAACTTCATTAGCTTCATCAATCTGTTTTATAATTGTAACTTGTTCTTCACCTAATTTTTTAAAAGATTCAAACTCTTCTAATGTTACTCCGTAGGACTCTTGTAAAACTTTTGTCCCTTCTTCATAAGCCTTGGTAGTTTTTTTAAGTTCTTCTTCTTGCTCTCTAATTGATTCTTGTCTCTGTCTCCAAGCCTCTTCTATTTGTTCACGTTCTTTTTCAGCAGCTTCTCTTTCTTTGTCTATTCTTAACGCCGCATTAGCTTTAATTTTTTGTGAAGTATCTCTGGTGTTTTTAGCAATTCTTTCAGAAACTTCTTTCATAGCCCTTTCATATTTAGCGGCTTCTTCTTCATATAATTTCTGCAAATTTTCTATCTGTTTTTGACTACGTTCCGCTTCTCTTTTCATCCTAAGAAGATTAGTATAAGAAACTCTTTCAAGTTCTACCTGTTCCTGTCTAGCCTTTGCAGCAGCATCACCTTGAGTACCATTATTTGCATTAAATCTTTGTTCTGTGCCAGTACCATCTGGTCTGTTATTACTAATTGCCATTAATTTACTTTCGTTACGGCAGAATCAATTATACGTTTCTGCTCTTCTAAATCTTTTAATACTAAATTTAATAATGCTTTTCTTTCAAACGGCGTTATCTCATCTAATTCAAGATAAGATGTATTTATCCTTTTACTTATTTCATATTTCTCTGAAATAATATTTTTCATAGTAGATGCTCTAAATTGTGGATCATCAACTGTGAGGTCTAAAAAATGTTTCGTTGACACGAAAGGGTACGACAAAATCCGTTCCGCAAATAGTGCATATTTGATGTACTTCTAAATCTATGCCTATTGCATTATTCATTTCATCAATTCTATTTATAATTGCATTAGCATCAGCTAAATGTAAGTTCATAATCCAATCTTCAAGTTCATATGGGTCTGGATCTTCTCCATTAATAGATTCAATTACTGACATAATGTTAAAAAGAATGACTGGATTTATATCTTCCCCTCTATTTCTTCTTCTGTACTCTTTAACTTTTACATTTATTCTATCTAATATTCTTGGTGTTTGGTAAGTTAATCTTATCTCATCACCACTTACAGGTAAGGTTAAATTTTTCAAGTTATTAAAGTCTACTGGGAAATATTTTATTGGTAACTCATCTAAATTAGTTTTTACTGACTGGTCAAAACCACAGAATGGGCATTTACCATTAAGTTCATAATCTGTACCAAATGTTACAATTCTCAACTTAAATAGTAAGAACTGAAAGTCACCTAAGCATAAATCATAAGAAGATATTCCAAGGTCTGATTCTATACAATCATCAATAATCTCTGACATTATTCTGTTGCTTTCATCAGAAGCAGAAAGTCTTAACATCTCATGTTTAGCTTTCATGCTACCTAAAGTTACTTCTGGAGTAACATCATCATTCTCATAAATTTCCCCATTAGAAGGAAGAGTAAACTCTTCTACTATTCTTGCATCAACCATATAAGTTCTCCTTTAGTTATTATAAAAAAATAAGCTGACATAGAAAGACCCATGCCAGCTGTTAATATACATTGTGCGTGAATCTCAATATTAAATAAATAGTAAGTTATCTTTAAACAATTCAATAATAAGTTTTCTTGTGAGATTCTTCATATATAATTTAGCAAGTTAACATTGCTAAACTTCTTCTGGCTCTTCTTCTGCCAGTTCGTTTTCTAAATCATCAAAAGTAATTTGTTGGTCTTCATCTCCAGGGTATTCCTTAGTAAATCTATACTCATTACCTTTTTGGAACTGACCTCTCTTACGAGCAATTTCATTAGCTCTTCTGATATCTTCTTCATCAGAAGCCATTTCTTCTTCATCTTCATCCCAAATACTCATCTGATATTCATCATAAGGCATATCATATACAGCTGGGAATATATATCGTTGAAACAATCTTTCGTCATGTTGTTCCATATAAGTAACATAATTATAAATTACAGAAGCAATTTTTATTAACCATGAAGCATCACTTAAACATAGTATAATATGTTTACAGCCTGGACCCTTATCATCATTTGGATTTGTAATTTTAGCAGGTCTATTTTCTGGATCACCAATCAAAATATTTTTCTTAGTTGCCCAATATTTAAACCTGTATTTAAAATCAGGGCATGTACAATTTATATATACATCGTCAGAATTAAAAGCTTTTGTCAATGCCCTTAATACTATTTTTCTATCAATTTGAGTCGCACCAGATTTTTGAAGTTCTTTATGTATCTCATCTAGTGTACCTATAAATGACATTCTAACTTTATAGATATTTGTTTCGCCCTTTACATCTATCAATACATCAAGTATATCAGTTTTAAAGAACTTGTTCATATCTATATTATTAAAGTGTTTAATAGATGGTGCTATTTTTGATTTTAATCTTCTTTGGTATCTGTTCTTACCAAAATATTGATTCCATGGAACATAATTAGCACCAGATTTAGATTGAGATAATAATTCACTTCTCTTGTCTTCTAAAAGTAATTGCCTATTATCTCTCATTTAATACACCTTATTTTAACACAATTTTAAGCACTTATTTCACCTCAAATATTAAAATGATATAATTTATCAATATGTATTAATTTAATCAAAATGACTACAAAAAAGTATAGTCAAACTACGAAATCCAGTGCTATAAAAATTCGTAAGTAGGGTGAGAAGAAAACTCCTCACCCTTATTTTAATTATTAAGTCCAGTAAGTTGTATTTTCTCTATAGGACTCTACTACAGCTCTATCGTACTCAATAGTACATCTAATCTTTCTAGAGCCATTAGCATCCATTGAATACTGGTCTTCATCCATATTTGAAATCCAGCACCCATCTAATCTCCATGTTCTTACTTTTTCCTTATAGTCTGGTGTATACTCAAACAAACGAGCAGTATATTTATACTCTGCTTGAAGTCCTACTGTCTGGTTTAATGGGTTACCAGATTTTGCTTGCCAAGCCATAAGAATATCTTTTGTTTCAGCACCAATAAAGTCATAGCATTCAAGTGATCCTGATGGGTATGAAATTACACCAGCATACTTAACTGCTGTATTACCTCTTCTGACTTCAATCGGATTTTGACTGAAGTGAGGAACAGATGAGGCTGAAACTGAAAGTCTAATCATTTCTCTAGCGTCTGGGAATGTTTTAGTGTCTGAACCATAAGCAGCAAGTCCATTTAATTTTGCATCAATAACAAAATCAAAGTTATTCCCTCTCTGAATTTCAAATGTTTGAGAATCCTGTGAAAAATGATAAGAACCTACTTTTGTTGCAACTGCCATTAATCATTCTCCTTTAAGCTGTCTCTGTAACGGTAAGTTCACTATTTTCTAATGTTACAGTCAAATCAAATACTTCAACCGAATTAATTGGTGTAATTCTAAGATTTGCAAGAACTTTGTAAGAAGGAACTTCTGCACCTGTTTCAGGATCAACTAAGTATCTTGTAAAGTTATAACTTCCTATAATGTAATTTGATACCATTGACTCTAACAATGGAGTAACTATTGATTTAAAATCAATCCAAAGTAAGTCAGTATTTTGTTCAAACATCAAATTTACACATGCATTAAATAATGCCTTTTTAATATCACTTACTAAGTTTCTGATATTAAGGAATGAACTTGATTTAGTACCATCTGTATTATTTCTAAGTGTTCTATTTCCCCAAATACAGTATCCATAATTTCTAATATATGTAATTGGATTAATAGAAATAGAAGATGTAGAATCAACTGAATCACCAGGAACAATCTGGTATGAATCAGCAACATTATTAGTTAATGCATAATTTGTATGTAGCTTACCAAAATATGGAACTACTCCTCTATGAACACCTGAAACGGCCAACCATGGATTATAATTAACTAACTGTTGTGATAATGCACTTAAATAAGCGAGTGAAGCTGGCATAAATCCTTGAGATTCATAATTATCATTAGACCCACCAGTAACTGCTGTATGAGTACATTTATACCAAGGAGTAAACATAGCTCCAAATGAACCTGATACTGAATCAATAGAAGAAAATTCACTTCTTATTCTATTAATGACCGAATATGTGTCTGTAGCATAAATACTTCTGTTAGGATTATCTGTATGGTCAATCAATGCTAAAACATCAGCTCTTCTTCTTGCTAGTCTAATCATGTTTTCTGCAAGACCAGAAGTTCCAAACCCTTCTGTATCCAAAGTACCATACTCAAATGTTGGATAACCTCCAGATGTAACATACTTTATTGCATAATCACCCATAGAATCAAATGAATAATCAGCATGTTCTTCATCACTATTATAGAAGAATCTGTTCTCTAATCCTTCATACATTGACTGAACAGACATTTCAGAACCCATATAGTAAGTTTTACCAGTATCGACTGTAGTATCGTCAACTCTTATATAAACAGGACTTTCTTCTGTCCCTATATTAACTTTCCAACTTTCTGCATATGGATTCTTTTCTAAATTTGCAGGGTCATTCATATCAACTTCTACCATAGTTGAATTCATACACTCATAGTATACAGGAATACCTAATGATAAAAGATATAAAGCATATCTATATCCTGGATCTGGATCACCTGCAGTATCGGTACCCGGGCCATGGAACATTACAGTTGGTGATTCTTCATAAGTATAATAATTTTTAACATTTCCAGATGTTGCACCAATAGTATTAAAACCTATTTCAGAATCATCTGTTGTCATGTACTCACCATTATAGTAAATTCTCCATTGAAGTTCTACTGGACTTACATCAGAAGTAAATATAAATTTTCCAGTATATTTACCCTCTGAATCTGCTGTAAGAGATTTCATTGTAATTAACCCAGACCCATCAGAATTAGTACCAAATACTGCTTCATAATATGTTACAGTATCTTCTGGTGTCCAAGATGATGGGGCTGTTGGAGTGTCTTCTTCCTCACTAAATACTACTTTAGCATAATAGTTTAATTCCCCTTCTACAGCCGCTACTTTGGCCTCATCAGTTGTTACAGTTGTGGGGTCATATGAAATAGTAGAAATTCCATCAACAATAACTGGCTCTCCAGGAGGTATAAATCCAGGGATAGCATAAGCAGGGAACCCAACAGAAGTTTGTGATGCAACTGGATAAAGTTGGTCAGTTGCAAATGTTGGGCAGTTCTGTCCATACAATCTTCTAAATTCATACTTTGAAGTAATCAGTCTTGGAGTTCTATATAATGATTCTACAGAATCTCCAGATTCATCTTCTACCATAATAGGTTCTGGAGGTTCGGCAGAAAATCCTGGTACATATACTACATCGTAAGAAGATAATGCTTCAACATTAGAAGTATTATCAATTTCTTGGATAATTATTCTTTCCATTTATTAATCTCCATAAATTACTTTTCTGTGTCATCTATTCTTAGTTCAATTTCCGCTGTGCGGTGTTCTCTTAAATCCCATAAATAAGCATCATTTATTTGAATTAAAAATGACAACTTAGTATAGTTACCTTCAATGAACCTTTCACGTTCATTTGAATTATCTTGTATTGTATTATTAGCCAATTCTATTCTTGCAGTATGAATCATATCTCCTGTAGTACCATCTTCATTATGAATTACAACTTTAGGTACTGTAATTTGCATACCAGGATAATTAATTACATTAAAGATAAGATTTCTTACTAATATATCTGCTTCTTTTGCATATCTGCAATATACATTTACTTGATAAGAAATAGAAATTGGTATAACATTTAACATCTCACCATATTTACTATCAGCATTTATTAATCTGCCATCATATGATAAGGGTCTTCTTGTTTGTCCAGAATTTGTTATCTCAAACCCTCTATCTCTTTCTATCTGAATAATAGGGAGTTTTATAGGCTCATCGTCATTTTTATGAGCCATTACTTCAAACATTCTTGAAGTTTCACTTGGGCCGTATACCTCTATTTGAGATTTATGAGTCCAATTCTTAAATTTTTCTGTCAATGCTTCATCATATATAAATGTTGACATTAATCTCCCTCCAATTCTAAATCATATTCTAGTTCTCTCTCATCTCTAGTAAAGTTTGTCATTGGAGATTGACATTCATCTTCAAGAATATTAAAGTCTTCACTTTCAATAATTGCTTCTGGACTCATGCTGACTACAGATTCAAAATCATCTATATATTCTGGAACTATCTCACAAGTAACAGATGCTGGATAAATAATTCCAGTTGACATTCTTACAATTCTAAATAATCTGCCTTTGCCTTTATCTAACCCACTTGGTACAATGAATAAGCCACCTTGCTGTAAAGGCAAATCATAGTCAACATGAATAAAAGAAGAGTTTTCATTTAACTCTGAAATCCAACCCATTTTCTTTAATGTTCTTTGAGTTGGATGTTCATCAAATATACAACCTATTAGAATAGGTTTATGGTAACTAGCATCCATTTCAGCATAAGTTGTATATTTAGATTCACAATCTTTAGGAGCTCTGTAAAGTACTCTTATTCCAAGTAACTTTACCATCTCTCTAAAGTATTGCCTATGCATTCTTATGTCAGGAGTTAAAAGTTCTCCATATTTTTGGTGTTTCATTTATTTAACTCCTATTTACAAATTTATTCCCAGTCATCTCCAGTGCCTAAAAAGTTTTCACCATAATAATCTGCAAAATCTGTTAATGCACTATCTGGTAAAAATCTTAAAAGTTCATCGAGAATAGCAGCTGGGTCTGCACCCATTTCTATAAAGTTACGAATCTTTGTAGAACTTGGTCTTGCATCTGAAAAATCTTCTTTTAAAGATTCATCAAGATATTCTGATAACTCAAAATAATCTACATAATCTGACCAAAGACTATCATGTTCACTAATCCAATCCTCTAAATCATCTACTGTAATGCCTTCGGCTTTTGCATCAAAATTTGGATCATCAAAATCTACTTCAAAATATCTTTTACAATCTTCATAAGCAGTATCATGTTCAGATAACCATCCAAGAACTTCTGGTAAAGTTACTTGATTATCAAAATCTTCTTTCAATAATCTTTTTGAAGACTTTTTTACAGACTCTTTAAGACTTCTTTTTGTAGATTTCTTAAAAGTATTATCAATGGTAAAAGATTCCTGTAAGAATCTACCCATATCACTATACATATTTGACATTACTATTTCCTTTTAACTGTGCCATAAACTCTTACAGATTCATTATTTTCATTTTTGCTTCTGTAATTATAGTTTAGTGACTCACAGACAAGTTTCTTATTATTAACAGAAGTATTAAGCTTAAATGTCTTATTACCTCTACTAATTTGTTTATTATAACCTTCAAACTTATTTTTATCTACAGATTCAAATACAAAGTTTGTTTCTTTGATATTGCCAGAATCAAATTTAATAATACCTTCAATCATGAGTTTATTATTATTTTTACTAATTCCTGTTGTTTTAAACCCAGTTACATTTTCATAACAAGATTTAAGATATGATTCTCCAAGACCATTGAATGAATCTTCATCAAACTCCTCAAATTCATCAAACTCTTCATCTTCTGTAGGTGCTACATCTTCATATTCAATAGAATCTTCACCCTCTTCTACAGAATTGGCATCTGCTGCAGCTTCAATCTCATCTACAGATTCATCTTCAAGAGGAACAATCATTTCTCCCTCACTATCAACAGGCTCATCTATAAATTCATCTGAAACTGGTTCTTCTGATAAATCTTCTTTTGGTTGAACATCTAATGAAACTGATCCATCTTCATCAGTAGATAAATTAATTGACTGGTCTTCTGTTTCAATAGTAGCATTTTCTAAAGACTCATACATATTTGGATCATCAAAATGTGTATCATCTAACTCATATTTAGCATAAGTTTTACCATCATCTGTAATAAGGTGACCACCGAACATTTCGCCCATTTCATCTATCTGATTCCACTTTAAATGTTCAAAGTCTTCAGATGTTATAGTTACTTCACCAGCTTCTTCATTCATACTAATTTTTGGATTGTTGATATGATACTTACCACAAGCATACTCAATCTTTTGAATCAACCAGTCTTTATCTTTAATAGATTCATTAATCTTTTTAGATTCATTAAGTGATTCAAATAAAGATGGATCTTCTTCTCTTAGAGATTCTTCAGTCTCGCCATAAAAATCACTAGTTAAAAAAGCAATAATATTCTTCTTACTACCTTCAAACTCAACATACGGGTTCCAGCCATCATAATCACCTTGCTTGATAAACTTTAATCCATAAGATTTAAGCATCTCTTTATATTCTTCTAATGTGCTTAAATTAGGATCAAAACTAGCTTCATATTTTATAACATCATCGAGACCTTCATTAATTGGTGCTTCGTGTTTATCACCATGAAGTTCTTTAACACCACTAAGTTCATCAACACCTTCAAGTTCATCAACGCCTCTAATTTCCTTATTAGAGTACATTTCAGCAGTACCATCAAGTTTCATTGATTCGTGAACAAGTGATTTAATTTCATCTTCATCTTCATCTTCATTGCCATCAAATAAAGTGTAAGATCCATCTGCATCGTGGAATCTACCTATTGGTTCTTCATCCTTACCATTTTTAAAGATGTATTCACCTTTTAAATTATAGTTTTCACTTTCGCCAAGAATTTCATCGCCCTTTGGTGAACCACCACATTCATTTAAAGACTCTTTTAATTCTTCTTCATCTGGTTCAATGATATCTTCCTCCTCTACGGAATCAGCCCCACCTTCAACATCTACTTCTGGAAGTTCTTCTATTTCTTCATCATTAATAAGCTCTTCTGATTGTTCTTCGTTAAATGGTGCAACTTCACCAATAATTGTATAGCCTTCATTTGACATACAATATGGGCATTCAATATCTTTACAAGCTAAACCTTCTTCATCAGTATCTGTACTAATTTCTGCTTTGTCTACAAATATATCACTGTGGCAAACAGAACATTCAAGTACAACTTTACCAATATAAGAATCTTTTAGTTCATCTTGTGCTTCGGCTTCAAGGTCATATACATCTACCATTTCTTCATCTGGATCAACACCAGCTGTAGAAAGAAACCCATCAAGCTCGTCTATTCCACCTGCATTTAAGGAAATATCTTCTGATTCAAGAAGACTCATTTTCTTAAATGCTTCTACAATGTAATTACTCATTTAATAATTCTCCTAGTATTTCAACTTAGTCTATCGGGTAGAACAAGTCTGAATTATCTAACATTATTTGTCTTAATTCTTTAAGTTCTTCTTGACCTTCTTGAAGAATAGTGTCCCCGTCCTGTGTCCAAAGTGCATTTGATTGAGTATATCTTGTTCTAATTCTTCCAATCGTTACTTTAGTCAGGGCTAAAGAAAGTCTCACTAACATATCTTCCCAGTATTCAGATTTAATATCTTCTACTTGCTTTATTACTGGAATATATTCAATAGTTATATTAGCAGGTGTACCTGTAGATGTATTTATATACAACTCTTTAGAATACTTATCATATTTAAAAGCTAAGTCAGTTGATAAAGTATTTCTCAATTGTTGTAAAGTTGTCCATGATGAATAATTGTAAATAGCATCTTGAAAATACTTAATATTTCCCATGCCAGAAATAAGTTGCCACTGTGCAACTTGCATAGGATCATAAGAACCACCAGAACCAGTTGTTGTACTTCCAAGTTCATCTGTTCTGTATATTGCAACTACATTATTAATATCATCATATTGACTTAAATCTATACATCTTTCAAAAGGTACCGTTATGAGCTTAGTTACAGTTATATATCTCTGTAACTCTCTAATAGCACTCATGATAACTTTATCTATTGTACTATCTTCTAACTCTATTTCAAGTAGGTCACCAGTTAACTTTAATCTTATTTCTTCTCTTATGTTTTCTAAACTAGTCATTAAACCTACCTTTTTAATTAATCAATAATTTATTCTGTTGGTATTTCTTCTGGATCTGGTGTTTTATTCTCTACCCACTGTGCCGTTACTGTCAGATCCGCTGTTATGTTGCTGAAGTCTTCTGGATCCCAACCGTTAAATGTGTAGCCTTTTCTTGATGGCTCATCAGGAGCGGTAGCAGCCTTACCTTTCTCTACAGTTACTTCCTTATCCTCAGTTGTACCATCTGACCAGACTCCTTCTCCTGCTTTGAATGTAACGGTGAATGTTTCTGTTGGTTCTTCATCTGATGGTGGAATTACTTGTTTCCCATCAATAGTTACAACATGAGGCTTTCCTTCTGCATCTCTAATTCCCTTATGACCATCATCAAACCATTTTTTATATCTAAGTTCTTCACTATCAATTAATTTTTCATCTGATTCTGATGGTATATTTTCTAAAGTGCCATAAACACCTCTAGTATCTTCAACTGTTTTTTCATAAATAAACATTTATAGTTCTCCTATAAGCTATAAAAATAAACTATTTATCAATATAATTTAGCGATTCTTTTAACAAAGATTCATGAACAGTTTGACCACTCTGTATAGCTTTAGCCATCTGTTCTATATAGCTATCAGCAACTTTTAATTTCTTCATGAAAGAAGAATCATTTTCATTGTTCATGTTCTTAAAAGATTTAACTATTTCTTGCTCTTCTTTTTACTTCATCAGCAAACGCTTTGAACGCCTCTTCTTTTGTCAAGAAATATCCGTCCGCATCACCATCAATTTCAATAAACCACATCGGCGTCCCTTTTCTTTGCCCTGTGAGCATAATACAATCATTATCTGCATTTCTGTAACATGAGCGGCTGATTTTTCTCATCGTTCTCAATTTATCATATATTTCATCACTCTTATTATTTATAATATCTTCATTAAGAGCCATTCTTTCAAATGCATTATTAAAATCATTTAATCTCATTAAA